TACTCTATTCATGACAACTCTAGCAACAGCAACTTGACCCATGAAGGGTTCACTGCCAGCCTCATGATAAATGTTCAGGGCCATGCATTTGATTTGTTCAGCATGTTTTTTCAATTGCGCTGCATATTGTTCTGCATGCAAGGCGGCTTCGCGTTCAATTTGAATCAACTCTTTTCTGGTTTGTTCACGCTCATACACAACATGAGACATGTACCCAATCAGGATTCCCAAAGTAATAAAGGTGGCCACCACTAATTTTAGACTACTATTAATCATGAAGTTTTCCTTTTAGTTGGGTTCTTGCCAGCAGTCACAGTTACAAATTGTGACTTCCTGAACAGCTTCAACGGGGGTGAAACTGGATCCAGGGCCAGTAATCAAGTTGTCTGGCACTGGATCTTGACTATCTCCACAATAGGGACTACCAGCAAAACTTCCAGGAACTATGGCACAACCAGGTCTCATGGGTGCTGGAGGTTCACCAATCAACACTTGTGGTGGTACTGAGTAACCTGTACCTGGATCTGTAACAGTTATGGATGAAATGCTACCATTTGTGATAACAGGCACCGCTTGGGCTCCGGTTCCAGCTGGTTGAACTGGGCTCAAGAATGTGTAAGGGTTGCTCACTGCTGGATTATTTGTACTGGGTAAAAACGGTTGGCTAGTACAAATAGTTGTATTCCCAGCCACAGTTGAACTACTGATAACAGTGAGTGGTGCACTGAAACCCGGGCCAGTGCAAGTCCAGCCTGGTTTAACTTGTGAAGCCAAGGGATTATTTGTAGACAGGCAAGGACCAGAGCCAGTGTTTTCCAGTGTCAATGACTGCTGACCTACACCGAATACGCCCGTCTGTGGATATATTATTACAGGTGGTGGATTTGCAGGATCATATCCGCTGCCTGGACTAGTGATATCAATGGCTGCCACAGTACCACCTTGGCTAATTTGTGCCCGGGCAGTAGCCTGGGCAGAATTGGCTTCATCTGGTACATCATTATCTGTTTCACCACCCACATTGGTCAGACGGCGTGCATTACGAGCTTCGCGTTGTGCTGCCACTATGCTCTGACCACCAATATCGCCAGTGTCACTGATGGCATCAAGTATGGGGCTGGCCTCGCAGTATTCAGTTTTTTCTGCGTATTCCTCAAGAGCCCGAGTCCAACTGTCCAGGTCACTACGATTGGCTCCACTGAAAACATTATTAGTCTGAGTGATACTCAGGGGTATTGCTCGTTGTTCTAGGTAAAGTTGAGTACCAATGCGATCCCAATAATAGTTTAGCCGGTTTACCGCTTGTTGATTGTTATTCTGTATACGCAAGATTTCCAGATTAGCACCGTCCACTAAGTTTTGCACCGTACCATCTAGAATGCCGTTGCCAGGATACCCATTGTACTCCTTTTCCCAAATCAAGACTTTGGAACTTGTAGAAATGCTCTGGCTTAGGCCAGGCCAGCCGGGAACTGGGGGAGCTATGTACTGCCTGGGATCATAATTGGGCAATGCCGGATTGGGCTGATAATTGGGATTAGAAACTGGATCAACAATACTTTGAAAGGTCACAGTATTGGCTCCAGAGGATAGCACCACATAAGTTGTTGCCAAACTGGGTGTTCCCGAATCCCCATCTATAAATGATATCAATTGACCAGTGCTGTAGGCATTGGTATTCTGCCCCCACAAGTCACCAGAGTTATAACCGCCATTGCCGTCTGGTACTCGGGCACTACGCCCTGAATTAGTAACCAGATTCAAGGTGTTTATGGGTAAACTGGCCTGTTGTGCATTTATTCCCACCGTTGTTGATCCCACACCAAAAGAAGCAGTGGGAGTAAAAACATCATAGGTGTAAAATGGATTGATACCTGTGGTGTTTATGATACTGTCAGCCCAGCCCTTGCCACGACTGATATAAGCCCAGTTGTTGAATAAGCTCTTTTGATATAATTTTTTGTACACATTTGTCAACTCTTGTGTTTGAAGTTGACTTAACAATTGTTGTGCTGGTGCATATTCATCACGATAGGGCCAACCACTCATGGCTCCAAAAAAATCACAAAAACGGAATACTCCCTTGCCACCACTACCCAGAGCAATACGAGCCAGTTCTTGATTGGCCAATGCTACACTACCAGGAACTCCATCAGTACTATTAACCTGTGGCAGGTCTTTGTTTGTAACTTCTAGGTTGGCAATAACCTGGCTGAGTTTTTCAACATCCATCGTCTTGATGTTTTTAACTTGATTCATGGCACACATAAAGGCACCACATGCAATAGCCAAGTCACTGGGCAAAATTCCCTCTAGATAATCTCCCCAATTTTGTATTCGTGTATTGACATTTCCACCCACATAAATGAAATCATAAATTTTAGCACTGAGAGTATCAGGACTATATTTGGGAACAGTCAATGAAATGTAACTGTTGGGAAACATTTTCTTAGGGTCTAGTAAATCAGCAAGGCTGTTCAATCCCTGAGTGGCGATGTTAAGAATAATTTTTATATCGCCCAGGTCATTGCCTGTTATTATCTTGAAGGCTTCATAAATTTTCTTTTCTTCTATGGGCGTGGGCTGACTGGTGGGTACTAGAATTTTTTCCAGCTCAGTTGTACTAATGTCTTGGTACAGTAGTGCAAACCTCAGTGCATCGGTCAAGGCACTATTCTTCTGCAATGATTTTAAGAAAGCACTGGGTAATCCAAATTGATAAATTGTTGACAAATCAATAGTTTTGCCAAGATTTATCATATCATTACCGAATGACTTGAATGCCAAATTTACGCCGGCCAAATCACTGGTCGTCAGGTCATTGATATTACTATAGTTACCCTTGATGAAAGTTTTTGTTTCATCAAAGCTGTTTATTTTTTTATTAGTTTGATCCTGATATTGATAATTTTGTTGCCAACTTCGTGCAAATTCAAAATACTGATTACTTCTGCGGGTATTGGTATCGTACCAAAACTCATAGTATGCCTGGCGGGCCACACACCCTATAAATCCGTATCTAAAGTATTCGTCATACTCAATAAGACCTCTGTCGCGCAAACGCCAGGGCTGTGTTGCGGCAAGGTCTGGGCGGGGGAAATAAGCTGCACCATATGTATCAAGATCAGGTCCGTGAGTGTCTTTGTTTTCACGGTCTTGTGGAGCTCCAAATGCGTTATTCTCTTGCCAGGCGTTTATTCCAGGCCAGCCAGTCAGCCAACTGTACTCATGAAAATATTGATAGGGTTGTTGATAGGGTGTCCAGGTGGTTTGAGCCGCCTGATTGGGACTACCTGGGCCAGGAACAATACTACTCCAGTTATTCCAGACATAACTATAATTGGCTTTTACTGGATAATCCTGTGGCGGATAAACACTTTCGACCAAACTAAGTGTGCCAGAAGTTTTATTGTAAAATTGGTCAGTGCCCCAACCTTGTTTGAATGTGCCCCATCCGGCAAAACTAGTTAAAAAAGTATCTGGGCGACTATTACCCAGTCCGGGACAATTAATGCGATTGTTGTTGGCTCTTAAACTATCTATAGGGCGGCCAATCTTGATAAGATTTCGGAAAACAGGCGTGGCTATTTGACCAATTGCTGTAGTATCCCCTGCATTATTATAAAAGTTGGGCAGTGCCGCAGTCAATGCACCAGTGCAATTGGTGCTGGTGACACTGCCTTGACTATAACTCAAGCCGCATGGTCTTGCAAAGGGAGTGCCTGCCAGCCAGGCGCCCTGATAACCAACAGCTACTGGATTCAGTCTCCATCCTTTGTTGACAGTCAGTTGACTTTCAAGGTTTAGTTGTAGTGGTGTTTTCTTGCCGCTATTACTCATGACACAATTACATTCCCACTGCCCTGGACTATACTGTGCCCACAACTGTTTCCACTAGTCACACGAAGTACAGGTGATCCTTCGCATATTACATCTGGACTTGCAGATGTGGTTACTGCCTTTGCATGCACCGCACCAGATGGATGAGGTGTAATCTGACTTACATGCAATCCCACAGGGATACCGTTGCAGACCACAGTGCTGGCGCCGCGCATGATGGCACCGCCCACTTGATTTTTATCACCCAATCTGCTTAACGGTTGCCCCATAGTTTTATCCTAGTACAATTTTCTTGCTTGGTGTCGCAATGCCAGTGGTGGCCTCTATGTATTTAAGGCGAACAGCATCTACTGTTTCTCCATACATTGTGACAGCATTAGTATTTAGTCGCACATTTCGTTCAGGTTCAGCAGTAAACATGCTGGGCATCAAGCCCATGCCCTGATGATTGGGTGCAATACTCAGTGGATGACTGAGTTCAACATAACTGTCCGTGAGACTGACAACCTTGCCCACCAGTTCTTCTCCGCTAGTGAGTTTGAAAGTATAAACTTCTTCTAAATCCAGATTCATCATGATAATTTTGCTCTTAATTCTGTAAAACCGCCCACATGTTCATCATCTAGAAAAATTTGTGGTAGGGTTCGGGCACTGGGCACTGCTTCCAGTAATTGTTCACGTGTCCAGGAACCCTGACTGATGTTTCTTTCTTCATAGTCAATGCCTTTCAACGACAATAGATTTTTTGCCTGTACACAAAAGGGACAGGCATCCTTGCTCCATACTATGGCTCGCATTATAGCTCCTTTGTAATACTTAGTATTATAACTCAGGCAATAGAAGTTTGTCAACAGTATCACTCATGACACCAATAACATAACTAGTACTTTCAGTCTCTTGTAGTGCAGCCTGTTTTTTGTTCAAGTTTACATGTTTGTTGAACCAGGGAATGGGAGTGGACTTGGGGTGGGCCCCTTGGTATTTGATACCAATATCACGCAAGCGATTGTAAGCTGTCCAGTCCACAAAGTCACGCAAGATTTCGGCATTCAAGCCGATAACTGGACCCTTCTTGAACAGATAGTCTGCCCAGTTCTTTTCTTCAGTGATCACTTCCTCATACAAGGCATACACTTCTGCGGTGGTGTCTTGGGCAATTTGTGCAAAGTCTGGATCATCTTTGACCACTTGATTGATAATCCAAGCGGTCCATTCAGTGTGCAACAGTTCGTCCTGTAGGATCAGGCTGATGATGTTGCCGTTGCCAATATAAATCTTGTTTTCAACCATGGCCAAGCTGGTGGCAAAACTAACCATAAAACGGAATGCTTCTAGTGCATAACTGGCATGCAGTGCCATCCAGATGGCTCGTTTGTGCGCCTGTAAGTCAACCTTCTCACCTAGTTCTTTGCGGCAATTCAACTGATGCAGTTCTTCATAGTAACGACCCACATTGGCGGCCATGTTCACTATCTCATCTGTGTCATGTATGGTGTTGAATACTTCCTTGGGCACACCATAGATGTTACGAATAATGTGGCTGTAACTCTTGCTATGGATAGCAGTCTCAAAAAAGCTCCAGTTACTGACCAGTGCCTCCAGTTCAGGAATACTGATAACTGGTGTAAAAACCTGTGCTGGTGCACGACCCTGAATACTATCTAATGCCGTCTGACGCAGCAAGTTGCTGGTAAATATATGTTTGACTGCTTCAGTAGAATCCTTGTGATCAATCTTGTCCTGGGTCAGTGTGATTTCTTCTGGCACCCAGAAAAATCCACGTGCAGTTTCCTCAAACTTTTGCAGTTTGGGATACTTGACTTCTTCAAATCTCTGCACTGTGACTGGACCAGCAGGGTCCAGGAACATGTGACGCTTCAAATAGTTTGTGTGTTTGCCTAAATTGTATTGTTCTTTTGACATTTTATTTTTCTTTCTTATGTTTACAGTTATCATTGTGCCATCTAGTAATATTAGATAATCTCGCAGTGAATCCGCAATTCCCACAAGTGGCCATCTTCATAAATCGCTCACTAGTTTTCTTTTTGTGTTCTTCTGTTCTTTCATATATTACTTGTTCTTTTCTCTTATAAGGTTCAACAGAATCAGTTTGCACATATCTCAGTTGTTTTTTTCTGCAATGGCCAAAGTCGCCGTCAGCAGTATACTTTACATTAGATGGACTAGTGCCTAAGTCTGCGGCACAAGAACTTATTGAATCATACTCTTTATAGAATGTACCGTCGAGATTGTAAGAATATACTTTTACTTTTTTTTCTTCTGCTGCTTTTAGGAGTCCCGTCACTATTCGTGGAATATCCTTCTCATTGTGCTTTTTACCGAGCATTCCTTTAGGGTGCTCATTTTCTTTATGCCATTCTATCATAGAAGTAGATGCATCCATGGCACATTTCCTTCTAATCCATCCAAACAACTTATTATTAGTTCTTCTATCAGTGT